TCCCCCTGCCCGCGGATGAGGTATGGGTATTACAGGACCCGGGCACGTTGGCGTGGAATTGGGTTATTGGCGGCCACGAAGTATCCCGCGGAGATATGTTGCATATCCCGTTTGGGAACCGGAGCGGAGAGGTTCTAGGCCGCGGCGTCCTGTACCAATATGCCGATTGGCTAGGCGGCGCGTTGGCCGCGGAGGACTACGCCGGGTCCTATTTCGCGGGCGGCACCCTCCCGCCTGCCGTCCTACAGTCCCCCAATTTGGTTACGCCGGAACAGGCGGCCTATTTGAAAACCGCGTGGCGGGATATGACCAATAACCGGGAACCCGTCGTATTGCCTACCGTCTATGTCCTCACGCCGGTTGTTAGCAACGCGGAACAGGCGCAATTAGTGGAGTCCCGGCAATGGACAGCCGAAATGGTGGGGATGATGCTAGGCATTCCGTCGTGGAAATTCTCGTTACCTGGTCCGTCTATGACATATCAAAACGTCGAGACGGCCGATATTGACTTTATCCGTGACGGAGTAGACCGATATTCCGCGCCTATCGCGGCCGCCTATACCAAATACCTCATGCCGGCCGGCACACAGGTCCGATTTGATTGGACTAGCCGCGCCCGCACGGACGCCACGACGACGGCTAACACGCTGACCCAATACGTCACGGCCGGCATTATCTCCGTAGACGAAGCGCGCGCCGTGATCGGACGGCCGCCTATGGACACGGCGCACGAAGAAAACACGACGCCGGTTGACGTGCCCGAACTAACGCCGGCGTCCGCCACATTAGAGGGATAGGGATATGTCACAACTAGTGATTACCCGTGCCGCGCCGGAAATGGAACCGGCCGGAGACGGATGGACAGTAGAGGGAATTGCCGTCCCCTATGGCGTCGAATCGGACGTGACGGACGACGGAGGTACGACGTTTTACGCGGAGGCGTTTGCGCCGCGCGCATTCCAACGGGACGTAGAGAAAGGCGGCCGTTGGATTAACCTCATGCTCGTGCACGACGGGGACGACGGGGACCGATACCTAGGACGATGCGTGGCGATTCGGGAGACGGACGCCGGACTATTCGCGGCATTCCGGATTAACCGCAGCCACCCGGACGCGGAGGCGGCGCGCAGCGGAGAACTAACCCGGTGGTCCGTCTCTGCCCGCGTGTATCGGTCCCGGCGCGAGACGCGAGACGGCCGCGCGATTGTGTGGCGGGAGGCGTGCGGACTGTCCCACGTGGCCGCCACGGCACGGCCGCAATACGCCAATGCCGGCGTCCTAGTGGCACGCGAACACACGATGATTAACGAACCGTCCCCCACGCCGCGCCTAGACGAATTGCGGGCGTGGCTAGCCAATGTGTAATTGCGATATGTTCCGCGAACCGCACGCGGCCGGCTACGTGGACCCGTCCGGTTATCCCATATGCGAGACGCTATTAATCGGACCAATGATTAGTCCTCACCTATTCCCCGGCCAATTCACGGCTAACGATCCCCTAGACGACGGCAGATAACCGGCGTACCGTGCCGGCTAATAAGGACCCGCCACCCGTCCCGGTTAATCACCCGCCACCCGGCCGAAATAAGCCGCCACCCGGGGAACCGTGAGGCGCCACCCGGGCAGATTCCGTGATTACTTCCGGAGGTGCCCGTTATGGGCGTGTATTTGGACAGACTCCACAGCCAATTTGACGAAATCCGTACCGGTATTGAGGAAACGGTTAACCGCGCAGCGGAGGAAAACCGGGACGTATCGGACGACGAAGCGCAGCGGGTGAACCGTGACCGCGCCCGGATGGACGAACTAGCCGGCGCTATCGCGCATTACACGGAAATTGAACAGTCCACGGCGCAGGTATCCGCGCTCCGCGAACGGGTGCCGGCCGCACGGCAGACGACGCCGGCGCGCGCGGAGGAACCCGAATACGACATTGCCCGCGAATTCTCCGGACCCGGGGACTACGCGGTTACCGTCCACCGCGCCATGATGCTAAAGGACCCGGCCGCTATTGAGCGTCTAGACCGTGCCACGGCACATCAGACGACTAGCGATAACCCGGGACTGATCCCCCGGCCGATTCTCGGCCCGGTTATCAACCTTATTGACTCCGCGCGGCCGTTCGTGAATTCGTGCGCCCGTAAGGCGTTGCCGGCCGGATCATTTGACCGCCCGGTAGTGACGCAGCACGTAGCGGTAGATATTCAGGCGGCAGAAAAGGACCTCACGGCTAGCCGCGAAATGATTATCGGGAAGATTCCCGTTTCGGCTAAGACGTTCGCGGGTCACCTGAATATCAGCCGGCAGGACGTTAAGTGGACTAGTCCCGGCATCCTGAATATCGTTTTTGACGATTTCGCGGCCGTGTACGCCATTCGTACCTGTGATGATGCCGTCCAATCGTTTATTGCGTCCGTGACCAACGCGCCGGTAGCGGCAGACGGCAATACGGGACCCGACATTATCGCGGCGCTGTACGGCGTGGCCGCGGCGTCCCTAGAGGCTACGAACACGATTCCGGACACGCTGTACGTGTCTCCGGACGTATGGGCGCAATTGGGCGGAATGGTCAACGGCGCTAGCGGTAACCCATCATTCCCGGGCCTGTCCGTTACGAATACCTCCGGTAACCCGTTGGGTCTGAATATGGTTGTAGACGCGCATTTCCCGAATGGGACGATGATTAGCGGACCCGGCAAGTTTAACGAATTCTACGAAGATGTGGACGGGTTGCTACAGGTACAGGAACCGGACGTATTGGGACAATTGGTTGGATACGCCGGGTTTACCGCCTATGTAAACGTGGCGCCTACCGCGTTCACGCCGGTTACGATCCCGGTCGCAGGCCCGTAGGACAGGCGGCCGGCACGTGACTATGGGACTAGGGATGCCGCCCGGGTATCCGGACCTAGCAACAGTCCGCGCCTATGTGCGCGTGCCGGCCACGTCCCTACCGGACGAAGATTTAGACCGGATGATGATTGCCGCGGCCACGTCACAGACGGACGGGCGCGACACGGACAGGGGACGTGACCCGGATACCGGAGAGGTAGCGCCGGCGTTGGTACAGGCGTTCCTACGCCGGGTGCAACGGCAGATTGCCGGCAAGAATCTCCCGCTAGGAATGGTGGGGATAGAGGCGTCTGAATACGGGCCTACCGGAATCGCGCTAGATAATCTCATTATCGAATTGGAACGGCCGTACGTGCGCGCCGTTTTGGCTTAGGAAAGGACCCGCTATGGCGGACGACGGCACACGAAAGTTGGGACCCGGCACGCTCACGATTGGCGCCACGGGATTAGAGGTAGACCTATCGTGCCTGATTAATAGCGCCACGATTACCGCGGATAAGAACGAAGGTGACTCCACAACTAAGTTGTGCGGGACGGTAAAACCCGGCGCGATTACGTATAACTATCACCTAGACGGCAACGTAGATACGGACGTTGCTCTGTCCGCGGGCGTGTTCGCGTTGTCACAGACGCACGCGGGCGAACAATTCGATTTCACGTATACGCCCAATGACGAAGTAATCACGCCGGCCACGGCCGCCACGACGGCAACCGGAACGCTAGTAGTGGACCCGTTGGATTTCGGAGGGGACACGATGGGCGAATATATGGCGTCTGATTTTTCGTTCACCATTGTTGGACAGCCGGTTTACACGTACGGAGACGGCACGCCGGCCGGCGTAGAGGACACAGACGCGGCATGACGGAGATTGTCCGGGTAGAGGGTGCCGCCACGTTGGCGGCAACCCTCCACCTAGCCGGCAGGCGGCTACAGGACGCCACGGCGCCGTCACGGGACGTGGCGGCGTTCGTGGGCACCCGCGGCCGTTCCTCCGCGCCCGTGCGTTCCGGACGACTAGCGGCGTCCGTGAGATACGCCGGCGCGGAGGACGGCGCGGAGGTTACGTCCGGGTTGGCGTACGCGAACCGGACCCATTGGGGATACGCCCGCTACCGTCAACGGGCGCAGCCGTTCCTAGCGGAACAGGTATGGAATAACGAACCGCGGATCGTGAATACGTACGCCGGTTAGGCGGACGACGTGTTAGGCGTAGTGAAGGGGACAGCCTAGTTATGGGAGATATCAGGCTAAACACG